TCATTGTTCGCCCCTTATCGCCTTAAGGCCGCGAAGGTGTCCAGAAAACTTTGTTTCGGAAGGCCTGTCTGTTGGTTCATAACCAGAGCGACTAAGATGATCTTCGATGGCATCAAGACGCTGGTTTACTATCTCCATTTCAACAATCAAAGCATCGATTATTCGGAGCGTAGATTGCGGGTAATTCGTTTCGGGTAGACGTTCGTATGGCATAAAAAATACCTCCAAGAATGTTTGTTTCCTTGGAGGTATTTATCAATTATTCGAAAAGTTCTGCGGCTTCCGAACCAACCGCTTCTACCTTAGTCTGGAACTTGCGGATTTCAGCGGAAAGATAATCAAGGTCTTCTGCTAATTTTGCCCAGTCCTCGCGCAAATCACCTCCGCCTTTTGCGGCGAAGGCGGTTTTGAGTATCTTCGCTACATTGCGGGGTTGAGTTGGATAAGGTAGCGGCGCGCAGAAAATGCTCATAAGAGGATCGCGGGAAGCGTGAAGTTGCGCCGCGACACGCCTGCCGCTCGTCTGGTTTACAGTTGCGTACATATACCTGTACGCACGTTCCAAATGGAACTTGAACTTCTCATCTGGTTGAAACGAAGCGAATAAAGACCTACCGAGAGAAAGATCGTCGCCGGGTCGGGTTAACGGCTCTCCGACGCCCGCAATCGCTAGGATTAGTGCGTGGTCTTCGAAGATGTTATGATCCGCCGGTAGGTCTCTTAGTTGCCTTATGACGTCAACGTAGACGAAAGTCGGTCCGTCATCCTTTTTAGGTTCGCTGCCTGAACCGCTCAGTCCATAAATTCCAAATAATCCAAACATAAAAAAACCTCCAGAATGTTTGTTTCCTGAAGGTATTTATTGAGATCGTTGGAAACGGTTCAGGCCCGTAGGATAGCGAACACCGCACCGACTTTTTCCGAGAACGTTTTCTTCGCAGGTTGCGAAAGTCGTCGTTCAAGTTCGCCTAATCCCATTGTGTGCTGTACCGAAACCTTGTCTTTCAGCGTTTCAAGTTCATCTTTAGTGACGAACGGAATAATAAACTCGAACAAATCATAACAACCAGAGCGATCTTCAGCGAACCGCTTTTCGTCAGGCCTAACTACGCCTTGGGGTGGGTAGGTGTAACTGTATGTTTTGCGCCAACGGTAGCAGAACCGAAGGCAGTCACCGAAATTTCCAGTTTGATAGAATTCGATCACTTCAATTTCAGGATTGCTAGCCAATGCCGCGATGTCTGGTAAAGCAGGGAAGTCGCGGTGGGTCATTCCGAAGCCCTCTTTTCGCTAGTTCTCTGCATATACATCTCAACAAAAAGCGACGTGAAAGCACCGGCACCATAGCCTAAAACAAAGGGCGTTGAACCACTCGCCAAAGCGAGACCGCCCTCTCCAACCAATACGGTTACGGACAAAAATACGGCGTTAAACACAAGCCTATGGGGTTCGCGCCACGGCACGAAGAAGTGCAGAAATTTGCTGATTAAGTGCATTAGAATTCTCCAAATTGCTTCCAATATTATTTATCGGTAATCCTCGAATAATGGCCCATAAGGCGAAAATTCAAGATAATTTGGAGGGTGCTTCACAACCCCCGATCTATGTGGCAATTGTCTAATATCGACAAGGCAGGGGTTCGGAATGCGCCTATATTACTATACGAAACTTCAGTACGGCCTCGCCGCAATCCGTGACAAACGTATCAAGATTTCCCTCTATGATAGCCTAAACGACCCGTTCGATTTCCTTGGAATCGCAACCTCAAACCGCGAGCAGCGAGCCGCGCTTAATAAAATACGCAAAGAACTCGGCAAGATGAACGGTATCATTTGTCTAAGTGAGACTTGGAAACAGCCGCTTATGTGGGGTCATTATGCCGAAGCGCATAAAGGAGTTTGCTTAGGATTTCGGGTACGGGCAGGCCACTACGAGAAAATAAAATACTACAAAGAACGTCCTTCGCTCCAGAGTTTTGGGAAATCAAAAGTTGAGGACCTATCGGAAGCGGATCGCGAAGAGATTTCAATAAGAAAATTCGAACAATGGGAATACGAGCGCGAGTGGAGAAGGGTTGTGCGCCTCGACCGGAGCGATATCGTTGATGGCAATTATTACCTACCTTTTGGGGATGGTATGGATCTTGATTGCGTTTTGTTCGGTTCAAAAGCGAATATCAAAAAGTCACAGATTGATCAGATTGCGGAAGAATATCCCGATCTGAAAATGGCGGTTACACGTCCGGCTAACACCAATTTCGACATCGTGATAAATCTTCGCGAAACGAGAAAGATCGTACCGAAAGAACAACAAGTTCTAAACCTCCCGGTAGAGGACAGACTTGAGATTAAGCATATGATGGAGAAGATTGTATATGAGGCGGTCGTTGGTGCGCTGAAATCGGCTACGAAAGCGGTAAAGACGAACGCTCTTATCCGCGCAGCCACCACTGATTATCCGAAAAAATGAAAAAAATTACCGAATGACCAGATAAATATAAACCAGAGCGAAAAGGGGGGTATACCCCCTGCGACCTACCCCCTACACAAACGCGCACACGAGGCCACACAACCGATCCTGGCTCATCCTGCGGCAACCATAGCCATCACGCTTCCTGCGCTTGTGTGGCGTTCTGTGCAGCCTGTCTATCCAAGACCCTTTTGACCTGCATTGGCGAGTATGTGGAGCCTCTGGTTGTCTTGAAGCCATTATCATTCAAGCGCTTTGCAAGGGCGTTGAACGATAGGGTGTTCCAGCCGGGGATTGATTGGATATCTTGGAAGGCACGGTCAGCAGAGGCTTGGCCGCGTTCGTATGCGGCTTTCAATGTAGCATCGGTTGAACCGCCTAACTTAACACCTCTTGCTTTTGCTTGCGCCAGTGCTGCCTTCGTACGGTCCGATATCATCCGCGCTTCGTGTTCGGCTATGACCGCCATCATCTGCAAGAGCAAGCGGTTGGCTTCCGGCATATCGGCGCATTTGATTTCAACACCGGCCTCAAGCAGTCCCGATACGAAGTGAACGTTACGCGCTAGGCGGTCAATCTTCGCAATCAATAGCGTTGCGCGTTCGGCCTTAGCGTGGGCAAGAGCCTTGGCTAGCGCTGGCCTATCATTCCGTTTGCCGCTTTCGACCTCGGTGTATTCCGCGATGATGTTTGAGGCGTTGGTGAAGGCTAGAACGGCAGAACGCTGCGCATCCAATCCTAGACCGGAGGATCCTTGGCGAACCGTTGATACGCGATAATAGGCAATGAACTTCATACGGCTCTCCATCTAATGATGAAGCATAACATTCCCGACGTTCGTCGGCAATGTTAAGAGCCGAAATAAACGAGTTAAATCAGTGACTTATGACTTGACTCTAAGCCCAAAGGCTGGATCGCAGATCGTGAAAAAATCGTGAAATTTGAAGAAATTTGAGCAAGTTTGCGCGGATCACCCGATCACTTACAGAACTCCCCTGCGTTGCTACTGCAAGTTCCGTGCATACAGGATTATCTGCTCATAACTGGCGAACGATACCAAAGGCTTGTCTCTTCCAGTTCGTTGATAGTGACCAAATTCATTTCGTAGGATCCCGTGAACGTAATGGGTCACGACATCAGGATTATCGCTACGCGCGTCTTGCGCAATTTTCAGCGCTTCGGCAACGTCTTTAGTGGCGAGATTACGAATTCTCCAAGCAAGATCTCGATATGAGAAATGTTCATTTCGGCATACATCCCGCCAATTGGTTGTGTCTTTAAGTCCTTGGCCAAAGTCATTGTAGTCCAAATCTCCAGTCTTCACGAACTGGCAGATCAACGTGAACATATAACTCAATTCAATTTTGATGTCCTGATCCCAAGCAGAAGTGATATCCAATAAAATGTCTACCGCCTGCTTTGTAGGCCGGATATTAAGGTCGAACGCTTGAGACGTTTTGTCTAAGAAGAACGCAGCGCTTTCAATGTCCATCGGATCGGTAGGAAGCGACCACTTTTCTACATCAGGACCACGGTCTTGGAGCAGTGCGTAGATTATGTTCTCGTTCGACGCGGCTGGAAGTTTGTAGGTTCTGTGGAAGAAGCGACCGAGATATTCCTTGCTCCTGAACTCAGTGCCATACACGGCTTTCACCGAATGGCTGAGGGACACCGTATCGGTCGCTATGATGAAAACGACATTCGGTATGTCGAAGATGTGCTTAATTCGTTCAAGCATTGATATGGCGTAGGTCGGCCTGCACCGATCCAACTCATCCACAAAGATGTACATAGGGAGACTTTGGGTAGCCGCTTCATCCATTGCATCTAATATGGCTGTTAGCCCGCCTTGGAACAAGCCAAGGCTTCTCTTGGTCTCGTTGATGCTGTCAATTTGCTTCTGAGCGAATTTGTCGATTGCTGCATCGGTGAACAGGTCAATTTGATCATTCACCGTTTCCGCAAGTTCGTCTGCTAGTCCCTTCTTCTCCTGTTGCCTTTCTTGGCCTTCCGTGAACAACGATGCCACTTCATCGACGCCATTCTCAGCGACTTTATTGATGGCTTTCTTGAGCACCGCCTTGCCAAGCGTCCACGTGATATTCAAAAACTGCGAACGAACGACGCGAAGCCCTTCTTGGAATTTTTGAGTATTCGTAATCTCTTTTTTGTTTTCGATGCTCTTGAAGTACTCGTCTAGTGCCGCGACACAGATGGCGAACGGGTCGTCAACGAAATCGAATTGCCAAGCGTTGATGAATATGGCGGGGTGTTCTCTCTGCAACACAGTTTGATACAGACCGCGAAGAAAGAAAGACTTCCCTTGGCCCCAAGGCGCGTCGATGTTGAGGACAAACGATCCTTTATCAAGCCGCACGTTTTCAAGGTTGCGGCCAATGGTGAGCCGATAAATGAATTCGGCGTCGTTCTCGCGGTCAAGAAGATCATCATTCCAAGGGTCTGTCGTCATTCCACCGCCCACCATTGTCTAACCGAATTGAATCGGGACGGAGTTAAAGTTGCAATAGGATAAATGTTCTACCCACAGAAAGTCTTCGCGGTGAACACGCTTATCCTGCACTTCATACGGTAGTTACAACGCCTGTAGCCTGCACCATACACGCTGGCCATTGCATCGGTCGTTGCAGTCTCCCTGTACCTATTCCAACACCTTACACTGCTGTAGTCCTGCTATGTGCTTAGCACCTATTGCAATATATCCGTACACGAATCCCTGTAGCATTAGCCGCGTATTGAGTCCTCGTATATTATGTCAGTAATGACTCTAGTAATGTTAATAGTAATGGGACTCATACACGGCGCTATGTAACTACACAGTTTTGCGATTATCGCGTCGTTGTTTTGCTCGAAAACCGTTGCATCCCTGGCAACACTTAGCCTATCAACAATTTTTCTAATTTATTTCTTAGGAATGAGATTGACAATCGTGAGGCGCGCAGGCTTTTAGGTGAATAGTTCGATTCAAGAAAGAAAGGAGAACTGATTATGAACCGTCACCGACTTCGAAGTTTGCTATTCATTGTCCTCATCCACTTTGTCAGTCCAACACCGATGATAGAAATCAACCCCGGCGAACTGAATTTGAACCTATGGATAATGACAACGAATGCCGTGATACCGAGCATCTAATGGTAAAAAGCAAAAGGCCGATGGTGATGAACCAACGGCCTTTTTGTTCGGTGCTTGCGGTGCTGGAACGTCAGATAATATATTCTGGAATGGTAATTCTTACAGCGCCTGCCATAAAGATCTTGAAAGCGTCCTCGTCCGATAGCGTTGCCATTCCTTTCAAACGCTTGTCGTCATTACACCAAAACCAGTCATCTGGATGTATCTGTCCTTGGTTGAAACGGTTTGGAGCGAAATCATACCAGTCAATAATGTTCGAATAATTGTCGCTTGAGCGATCTCCGATCACGCCGTCGTCGTACAAGAAGAAATGACCAGCCGCGTTGTAACTAAACCTGCCTGAAATCTTGTGGAAGTAAAATGGGTTTTTTTCCCACTCCTCGCGTAAGCGTACGCGTATCGCAATGCCTATCGGCTTAGGTTCTGACATTGGGATAGTTCCTCTTGTATGTTTCCAAGGGTATTTATCGCGGCAACAAAAAAGCCCCGGCTAAGGGGCTTCGTTTCAGCGTTATCGGGTAAAGATACCTAGTTCGTCGCGCCTTCGTCTTTACGAAAGTTGTAGACGCGAAATAGAGAACAATCGAGAAACCTTACAAGAAATTCATCGCTTTCATTTTCTTCATCGTAACGAATTAAAGTTTCGTCTTGAATGTAGTACGAACCACTCTCTTCCGGGAGAGGGTTATGGAATGTCTCTGTATGGAATCTATAGAACGCGTGCTCGTTTTGCGCGATGATGGCGTAACTACTCTTTCCTTTCCACGTGGGTAATTTGCGTCCCCAAGGCATTGCAACAGACAAATCCACGAGTTCGCCGTCTTCGAATACGATGATCAAGGGTTCTAATCCTCCTTGCATTGCTGGCGAACGAAATTTTCCGCCTTTCCTATCCGTCCATCCTGCTATCTTCGTACCATTAGCAACCTTCTCACGTACGTAGTTGATCGCATCTTCTAAGTGGGCAAAGTAAAGGTTGAAATGTTCGATATCGGTCATATGATAATCCTCACCAACGGGAGGTCTAACAACGTTAGTTCGAAGAATTCAGTATCGTTCTCGGGATCGTACGGATGTAGTTGGTCGTCTTCGAAATAGTAGTGACCCGATTGTTCTGGCCATTTGTAAGAGTCGTATCCGCCTTTGATAGTGCCTTTGATGGTGTTTTTGGTCAGGTAAATTAGGAAAGGGTTGTCCCACGTATATTTCCAAAACGAACCGTTGATATGCCAAGGGTCCGCGATAACAAAATCCACGACCTCATTATCATCGAAGAAGACGATCTTAGGGAGATGATCGTAGACGTTTGGTGCATAACAAGGCCCGACTTCGCTGAATTTTACGGCTATTATGTTAGCGCCGTTATTCAGTTTTCCTTGTACGTAGGACTGCGCATTAAAAAGATTGTCAAAACCGCTTTTGAATATTTCCATTGGGATAATTCCTCTGTTTCTGTTTCCAAAGGTATTTATCCGCGAACGAAAAAAGCCCCCGATTAGGAGGGCTTCTTCGTCTCATTTATGAATATCGGTTTTATGCCCTGCTTATCTAACCAGTCTTTTTCTTCGTTGGTCGGCCTTGTGAGGCAGTAACCAGCGGCTTTGTGTGGTTTGCCTTCTGCGTCTATACTCAAAGCCATTATAAAGCGGTCCTGCGTCAGCGTCTTAAGGCCGTTCACCTCGTCAAAAGTCAGGTCTGGCGTAACCTCGAATATCCAGTAATCCCCAAAACGCAGGTGGTCATCAAGACTTTGCTCAACAGCAGCGGTCTTAGGCTGCGACACCGTGCGGCCTTCGAATAACTTGAGATCGAATATCATTTCGTTCCTCCTTACGATTCTTCGCGAACCGTAACATACCATCCTTTGTGTTCCCAGAAGTCCTTTATGATAACTACCAATTCCTTGTCGGTTGTACGTGTTTCGGACTCAATAAGCATCTGCTTTTTATTGTTATATGCTACGATGAAGTAAGACATTTTGCGCTCCGTTTTTCGATGATTATTCATCGCTCTGAACTCGCACACAGTCCAGTCGAGAAAGTTTAAAAACTGCATTAAGTCGCGCATTTTCAAGCAAATTTTGACCCGTCGATAAATACCGCTTTCAAGCAAGAAAGTGGTACGAAATGAAGACGAATAAGGCGGGCATTGATCTCATTAAAAAGTGGGAAGGATGCAAACTTACCGCGTATCTATGTCCCGCAAATATCCCCACAATTGGAGTCGGAACAACCAAAGGAATTACGCGCGCAGACGTCGGTAAGAAGACGATCACAATGGCGGAAGCCGAGCGTCTTTTGATGGAAGATCTCGGACGCTTCGAAGCGGATGTTTCGAAGTATGTCACCGCTCCGCTCAACGAAAACCAATTCAGTGCCATCGTTTCGCTCGTCTACAATATCGGTCCCGGAGCCTTCGCAAATAGCACCATCCGTTCGATGCTAAACGCCAAGGACTTCAAGGGCGCGGCAGAGCAGTTTGCCCGTTGGAACAAGGGTGGCGGGAAAGTCCTAAAGGGATTGGTTGGTCGACGCGCCGATGAAAAGGCATTGTTCCTAAAGCCGGTGAAGTGATGCGCAATAAGTTTGAAGAGCGCGTCGCCCTGTCGCTTAAGGGCGTGGATTATGAACCGCGCAAGTTCCCTTACGTCCTTGAATGCAACTACCTCCCTGACTTTGTCGATGAAGCGAACAAGGTCATTTATGAGGCCAAGGGCTTTTGGCGGGCTGCGGATAGGCGAAAGATCCTAGCGGTGAAAAAGCAGTACCCCGATTATCGGCTCGTTATGATTTTACAGGAGCCGAACAAGACGATCACGAAGAAGAGCAAAACGACATACGCCAAGTGGTGCGAGAAGAACGGGCTTGAGTGGCAGAAGGGTTGAAAGAGAGAACCCCCGGCTGGAGATAGGCCGGGGGTAAGGGATGGGAAAGATAAGAAAACCCATCCGGGCAAGGCCGAGGAAAATTATGGAAACAACAGCGCCTTGCTAATCTTATTTATCGTTTTCGAATGGTCGAATTAAATAGACGTTTAATCCGCCGGTCCGGTAAAAATAAATACATATGACGGCAGGGAAACAGCCGTCGATATTAGGTGATTTCAAGTGCGTAAACATTCCGACGAAACGAAAAAGAAGATTTCTGATTCCATTCGTTTTTGGTGGCTTCGCCGTAAGAACACCTTCAAACCTTTGGAGAAAAATAATGTTCAAATCAAACGAAACGATAATCGATAACGACCTTTTTGAGGGCGCTGGCTCTTCCGTCCGGTACGACGATCGTGAGTTCATTAAGAAGCAGATCGCCAGCCGTAATCATCTAGTGGTGCGGTTGGCTTCGCAGCCGGTTCGTATCGACTGGCAACGCAAAACGAAGGCCAAGGCTACAAGCCCGTTTATGGTCATTGCCGACCGTGACCTTGCTTCGGTGAAGGAATTGCTTTCCTTCTTCATCGGCTCTTACCGTGACGCCGACGATATCAACTTCAATGCCTTTTGCGATCAGAAGTCCTCGGCGGTGAACCGCTACCAGCAAAACCCTTCTTGGATCGAGTTCCTGAAGGGGCTTAGGGAGAAGTTGGGCAGGGGAGATGACCTGGCTCTAAATCAGGCCAAGAACCTAAACAAGTTCCTTGGTCTCCTGTCGGAGACAAATACGGTCTTTGCAGATATCAATGAAATCGACTGGTATGAACCTTCCGCAGCGGTCAAGGCACAGTTGCAAGACCTGACGCCGTTGATTGAAGCGACCCGAGCCTAATGAAGAAAAACCCCTATCATTGTAGGGGTTTTTTGTTATGGCGCGACCATTTCGGATGGTGCGAGAATGATAGCGATACGGTCCGGCGGGAACAGTGCAGCGGCAAGAGTTTGAAGGACTGGCCATAGTTCGTGATCCGACCGGAACGAGGCCGCTCTGTTGAAAATCATCCGCGTTCTAAAGTCCTGCTTATCCATTTCGACGCCGACTGATACCGCTTCCTCTGGAGTCAAGCGTTCCCAAAAATGGACTGCCCAAATCACAGCGATCATCGGCGGCGGTGAGCAGGGAAGCCAAGCACCATCTTCCCAAATCTGGCGCGCGTCTTCAGGTGCAATTGGCACCTCGATCTGGCCTACAAGATTGGATGGCATCGTTTCATCGGGACCGTCATAACTGCCAATAAACGCGCCATTGGCTTCTACAAAAAATCTCTGTGTCATACTGCTGCCCTTACGATTAACTGCCATCTGGTTGGGTTCATTAGGTACGGCGCACCGCCCGTTTTTTGGTTGAGGTAGACGCCACCGGATGAGAAGATGACTATTACATTGGTGGTCGTCTTCGAGACCGTAATGCCGTGTCCGCCATAGTTATCTGGAAGCGAAGGAGCGACGTTGACGATGTCGCCAATTGAATAACCGCCCTCGGCCTGCGTGTTTACGAAGTCCAAAGTTATCCACGAAGGAACCTTACCTAACGTATGCCCTACGGTCACAACGCCAGAGCCGATGACGGTTTGCGCTGCGCTAGCGAACTTTCCCTCAAGCGCATTTGTTCGAACGGTGAGCGCGGTCAGGTCATTCGCCAACTGCGTAAGATCTGCGGTTCCGGTTGTTTGGTCGGCTGAGAACGCCTTGACCCAATATGTGACCGTAACGTTAGTGGGCCGTGTTTCGTTACTAGTACGCGGTGTGCCGTTGGTGCCGTCTGGAAGGTCTGCGCCGTGGCCGTTTGCCGATCCCCACGAGACGTTCGAATAGCCATCAACAATGTACGGTGTTGGGCCATACTGGTTGTTGTTGACCGGAACGGAAATGGTCGCGTTGGTAACGCGGTTCGCAGGGTGTCTATGGTTCTGAAATGCGTCTTGCTGGATAGTACCGAACACGCGTGCGCTATCGACCGTCTGACCGGTCCTCCAACCGCGCGGGAAGTAACCACCCATATCAGGAAGCAATGGATCGCCATTACCGTTGACTGCCCAACCGCGCGCCAGACCAAATGCTCTAAGGTCTGGATATGTCGAGGTGACTGCGGCTCCATTGGCTAGCAAGTATCCATTAGGAGCGGTGCTATCGTTTCCGTACAGCATAATCATTCCGCCGATAGGAACACCGTCGCCTTTGCCGGGGAGGTATCCGAGTGCGCCGGAAATATCATTCGCGGTCAATACAAGTTGGTGGCTATGGGTCGTTCCAGACACGCTATTGGTCGAAGTGCCGCTGATTGAGGACGGCGCACCCATCGAAATTGTTCGGTTTGTGGAGAGCGAACCGCCGCCAGACAAGCCGCTTCCGGCACTGATCTGCGTAGCCTGAAGGGCAGGCGAGGGAAGATTGGTTTTGTCCCAAATATCTTTGCCGTTACGTTGGAGCACGCCTGCAAGAATATTCAAGGTTCCGGCTCCAGCCGCGCCGTTGCCAGACGCCTGAAGACGAACGTTGTAATCGACAGCAGTCGCAGATGTATGGAAGTCTAGAAACGCGTCTGCGGCGACGCCATTGGTTCTGCCGAGTTCGATACCACCGCCATTTTCGGTACCAACGTACAATGTCTGGTTTACCGCAACGTCCGTGGTGAAAGTTTTGCCTACCATCGTTCCCGGAAGCCTTGCGTCGGCAATCGTACCCGTCGTGATGTTGGATGCATTGAGATCGGTAAGAGCCGCGCCATTACCGGTAACGGTCGTGGCGTTTAGGGTAGGGGTAGTCACCGCATCTGCCGTAACGGTTCCCGAAAAAACAGGATTGTTAGCGTACGACTGAAGGCGAAAAGAGGAACCGTCATAGACAACCATAACCGCGCTATTCGCCGTAATCTGGCCAGCCTTAAGCGCCGTACCATCGTTCTGAACGATAGGCTTTGCACCGAGGAAATTCACGTTCAAGGTCGCCGCGCCGGTATTGGAAGCGTGGGCGAAGAACGAATAGATGACGCCCTTCTTCAAGGCTTCAGGCGCAACGGAAAACGTTAAGGCATAGGCCACGCCCGTTCCGGTCGAGGTGTAAATTGCATTGATCTGATTATAAGCGCGTTTAATTGCACCCATTTGACCACGAATGATTGGATAAAGTTTGCTCGCTTCGGTTCCCGGAGCCATTCCGTCTGGAGAAGGGCTGGTGTTTCCATCATCCAATTCGGTCCAACTATTATTGCTTATATCGGCCATTTTTGGCTTCTCTTTCTTGTATTAATTACAGGTATTTAGATCGCGCCAGACACGTCCTTCAGGTAATCGCGGATTTCGATTTTCAGGGCTTGGTCGACCGTGCGTTCGCCAATGACCTGAAGCGCTTGGAGGTATTTTGATGGGTTCTTTTGCTTTGGAAGACCGGCAAGCCAACGCAGCGTTTGCGGGTTTTCAAACATACGTTTGCGCGCTCTATCGAAGAGGAATTTCGATCCGAAATACGCAGCCTGATAAGGCACCGAACCACCGCCTGTAGCGATTGCCGTGCCGACTTGAACAACGTTGTTTGTATCCTTGACCGAAGACGTCAAAGCCTTCGCGGTGTTCGAATGGTTGCCGTTCTTCAGGTACTTTTGAAGTTCGCGCTGCGCTTCGATTACGCGGTCCATCTGCGTTCTGATTTCCGCGCCACCCTTGAACGAGAACAAGGTGCTTCTGCCTTCAGGCGATAGGCCATCCCATTCGCGAAGAAGTTTTGCAGCGTCGAAGGTATCTCCGCGCTGGCCCATCTTACTGAAGATGGAACTTGAGATTTCGCGAACCGCGTCGTCGCCGCCAACCGTTCGGACTTGCGTGATGATTTGATTGGCTAGTTTGGCGTTGGTCTTCGTCGCGGATGTAAGCAGTGAATAAACCGATGCATCCGAACGGGTATCGCGGATGACGTTGTTAATCGCCTTGTCAGAGATTAGGCCGGTTGCGCCCTTGCGACGAACATATTGGCTATTTGCCTTCTTGAAGGCTTCCGAGGTTTCCGCACCGGCAGAGGCAGCGGTCTCGGTCATATCGTTGGTCAATGCCGCGTAATAGCGGTTGAGAATGTTCCTTTCGGCAGGGGTTGTCGCGGATTGAAGAAGCGAACCAACCTCGGAACGGGCTTCTTTCAAATTGCTAAACGACGTTCCTTTCGAAACGTCCTCTGCCATTGCCTTCGTGCGCTCGAGAACCTTTTCATATGTAGGGCCAATGCGCAGTTTGGATGACTGCGAAGCCTTCGCATATTCGGCTGCTAGATCATCGTTGAACTTGGCGGTGTTGGTACCAATTGCGTTGATGCCATCGGTATCGGTAGCAACCTTCTGGAATAGGTCATCGGAACGCTGCTTTACGGTTTGGCCGAATTGGTCAACGCCGTCGCGGATCAGGGCACCGGTAGAGTCAACGGTCTGGCGTTCGCCAAGGCCGATACCATCAACGGCTTCCGTCCATTTTGAATTTAGGCCATCGCGAACGCGGTCAACACCCTCGGCATAAGGAGTGTTACCCTTCGAACGGGCAAGTTCGGTCGTGGCAAGGCGATCCCCACCAATCATACCTGGAGTCGGTTGGACGCCTGCATTTTCGAATTTGGCAAGGCGCTCTGCGGCCAAGGTCGCGTCATCAGCGGAACCGCCCATAATGGTGCGACGTGCGCTATCACCAATGGCCGTCTTGCCGCGTCCAAGCGCGCCGAGGGCTTTTCCGCCAACGAACATAGCGCCACGGCCTAAACCTTCACCAGCCGCGCCCACAGCCGTATCTATGGCGAAGTCTTTGACCTTTTCTCCGGTATCGCGGGTATCTTCATTACCGAAGCCCCAATTTACAACATCACGGACTGCGCCCTTACCGGCACCATAGCCAAGGCCACCGCCTGCGATAGCGCCTGCGACGTTACCAAAGCCGGGGGAGGCAGCGGTGCCAAGGATACCGCCTGCTGCTGCGCCACCAATAGAACCAAGGATACCGCCTGCTTCAGGAACGGCCTCCGCTACGTCGCCCCACGATGGCATCCAACCTTGGCGATTATAGACCAGCAAGGAACCGTCTTTGTCGGTCATAACGAAATTGTCTTCGCCAACCGGCATAGCGTCGCCGTAATGGCGCTTCAAAGCGGTAAGACGGTCTTCAGGACTAGCAAGGCCACCGACTTCCAATCGGATGCTTGGCGCAACTTCTTTTTCGATGGTGCGCGGGTCGATTTCCTCCCATTGTGCGGGATCGAAATCTTGAGCCTGTTCCGGGGATTCTACGACTTCGTAATCGTCAGGATTTAGCCCCTGCGCACGAAGTTCGGCCTTTTCTTCCTCGGTAAGTTTGCTGCTAGTCGGCGTTGGCGCGTTGCCAAGCAATACGGATTTGACCATTAAAAATACTCAAAAAAATTAAACGTACATCCCGCCAAACCCGCCAAGGCCACCGCGTCTTTTGCGGTTCTTGAGAAGGTCTGGTGTCGAAGAAAAAGAAGAGCCGAAAGATATCTGGACCGGCTGTGTAGGGGTTTGCTGTGCGACCAATACGGGGGCTGGCGAAGAGTCTTCTTTGCCGAAAGCACCGGCGAGGCCTGCCAAGTCACCCAACAATCCGTCGTCGCCGCCAAGTTTCATTCCGAGGAACGAGGCATCGTCACCCTTGCCCTTGAAACCCAAGGCTTCGCCAAACTTCGTAATACCCTTGGAAAATTCCGAAGGTTCTTTCGGGGTCTCGGTAGGGGCAGCAGCAGGGGTTGCCGAAGCGGAAGACGCAATCATCGGAACTTCCGACGTAGGTGGAGGCAAGATGCCGGTTGGCGCTTTACCGCCTGCGGCCAAAACTTCGTCCAGCACCATCGGATTATCGCGAACGGTAGGCTTTGCCGACGTCGCACCGTTATAGGCGGCAGAAAGCCATTCAGGGGCATTATCGCCTTTGCCACCGGCTCCCCATACACCGGGGTTTCCCATACCGATGTGCATAGATCCCGCTTGCATATATCCGGGACCGGCACCAAAACCGGTAATGCCGTTTGCTTTGCCTTCGCGAACGATTTGCTCGAAGTACGGACGGTCCTGTTCGTTGGCCCAATCGAGTTTCCTGCCGTCCTTGTAGAAGAAAACGTCGGCTGCATTGCCGTGGTCGTGACGGGTCGAACCTACGCGCGCACCACCTTCGTCTTTCCCCGGCTGGCCACCGGAGAACACCTCGGCCTGAATACCAAGCGCTTCAAGATAAGCGAGGCGCTTTTCAAGGTCTGGCGATAGCGGTCTGTTACGGGTTGCGCCTTGATTGGCGTATCGAATGTAAGACATTAGCGTCTCCTCAATACGCGACCATTTTGAAGCATAATGGTCGACTGCGTAGCCGCTGGTTTCTGGTTCTGAGGAGGTGCTTCTTCCTTCTTTTTATTGAAGTCGCGGGAATGAAGACCGTTTCGTGGATCACCGGTAAACGCAGCGTAGTTCTGCATTTCGTACTGGTAATTCCACTCGTCAAACGAGGCGTCTGGATTAGCGCGCTTGTATGCCTGCCAATCGCCGGTCATCTTCTGCTGGTAGCGCTGGATTGATCGCATTTGCTGCGCAATTTGACGGATACCTTCTGGCGATAGGTTGCCCGAAAGAACGCGCTCTCGGATCATATCAAGATCCTTGTCGGAGAGTGCGCCCATACCGCGCATACTTTCCAACTGCTGCGCCATCTGCTGCGAAGTAAGATACGAAAGGGTTTCACGCGCACCGGTTTGAAGAACGCTATCAGGAACTATCCCTGTCTGGCCGACCTTCTTCATTACGTCGTTCAAGGCACCGGTATTGAACAATAGCCCTTCGCCTTCGATCTGGTTCGCCAGATCTTCGGCTTGATCAACAATGCCGATGTTACGCGGTGCCTGCTGTCCTGCGCGGACAAGCGATGCTTCTTTTTCGCGTTCGGCCTTAACAAGCGGATCGCTCATATTCGCCTTGCCGCGTGACGCGGAATCTTCGCGAAGGCTATCAATAAGGGCAGGGTCCGTAACCGGATTACCAGCGCTATCGAAGACCGTCTGTCTTCCGGTCGTTGGGTTGAACGAAGCGCTATAACGCTTGCCAGTCTTCGGATCGTAATATGTGCCGACGTTCTGCTGCGTCTTGCCAGTTCCGTTCAGGGTAACAAGTTCACGGAAACCTTCGACCGGTTTGATCTTGCCGTTTTCATCGATGTAGCCACCATTCTTGGCAACAGCATCCTGAACGGCATTTACGGAGTCAATCGAAGAACGCGCACCAACGGAATCCCCAGCCTCTTGCTGAAGCGCGGCAATCCGCATCTGCTGCTGGCGATTGAGACCATAAGGACCGGCCTGCTTGTAGATGAGTGCGATTTCTTGGTCGATGGCGGTAGCGCGCGCTTTGCGATCTGCTTCCTTCCGCGCTTCGTCCATCTTGAACTTGTTGGCAGCAACGACCTGTTGCTCCTTGATCGCGCCGTCATAGCCGTCAGCGCCAGCCACCATACCTTTGCCGAGTGCGCCCCACGTATCCATACCTTCAGAACTAGCGGCCATCATAGCGCCACCGGCTCGAATGAGTGAGGATCCAAGAGCGGAACGTGCTTCCGGGGTATCGGCACCCAATTTGCGGAATAGACCCGAAAGAAGGCCTTCCTGTTCTGGTGTTGCCTCGGTCGGCGCTGGTAGGATTGGTTCGCGGCTTGGTGCTGCCGGGACAGCAGCCGTCTGAACGGGATCAACAGGCGGCTCGTAAGCCGCTACAGGGCGATCTTCAATCGTGCGCGAGGACATCGATGGCTCCTGCTTAGGGCCACCAACGACAACGCGGTAAAACGGGGAATCCTCTGGAATCTTTTCAGGAAGCGAAAGGATTGGTGCGCCATATCCACCCGCATCGACAAGCGCATTGCGACTGCCGGCGATGGCGTTCTGAAGCGGAGAAGGGGCTTGTGCGGTTGCCGCATCTTCCCTTGCCCACGCATCCAACTGCTTCTCACGCTCCATTTCCGCCCTGATACGGGCTTCTTCTTCGCGCTTCTTTTCAAGCAACACGTCTTCGTAGGTTTGATAATATTGGGATGGCAACTTCATTACGCTGCCTCCCCAAAAACTTCACCGCGAACAAAGAGCGTTCCGTCCGGTAGCGTACCGACGAGTTCTGGATTTGTTTCCTGAACTTCCTGCGCCATCGGGCCGATGTAAATTTCGTTGTCGTTGATATAATTAAAGGAATACATTTTGATACCAGTAGGAGTGTCTCCAAGGTATTTAATGTTTTCCTTCAGACGCTTATCGCAAAGACCTGGGATCTTCGAAAGCAAGCCGAGGCCGGAAGTAAGACCGCCGAGGATGCCGCCAAGACCACCGGAAGTCTTCTGCGTCGTGACCGAGGTCGAGTTATTGTAACCGCCGCCATTAAGCAGATTGATAAAGTTTGCATACTGCTGAAGCGGGGATTGCTGATTGAAATCCCATTCCTGAATCTTGGCGTTCAATTCGTCCTGAGAACGAATGTCCTGCGCTTCGCCAACGCCCGCAGTGAGGTTCGCCGGGTTGACGCCATTCTGCCAAACCTGACCCGCGCCGGTCGCTGCATTAAGCGACGTATTGGCCGCGTTCTGGCTATTGGCCGAACCGGAGTTCGCGGCATTCAACTTCAAGCCAGCGTTATTGAAGAGGTTCTGGATATTGTTCTGGTAGTTGTTCGACTGCTGGCCAAAAAGCGATTGCATCAACGCCGAATTTGCGTTGTTGGAATTCGTCAGATTGTTGGCCGCGTTCATCTTCTGATCGGTTCCGGCAAGGTACTGCTGGCCGAGTTGCGAAGCGGCATTTAGGTTGTTGGTGGTGTCCGAATTGTAGTTGTTCGACAACTGGTTGTTGGCGGTCAACATCGTGTTGATATCGTTGTTATACTGGTTGCCGTACATATCGGTCGCAACCTTCGACATCTCATTTGCAGCCGTGGCGTTCGCATTGTTCAGAAGCGAAGCGAAGGCACCCGAGCCGGATCGGCCTGCCGAAGCGGCCTGACCCTGAAGGCCGGGGAGCGTTACGTTCTTGAGTTTATCGGCAATGGCGTCCTGCTGGTTTGATACCATCTGCGAAAGATAAGGGTTATTGCCAACCATCGAACCGCTAGCCAAAGCGCCGAGGTTTCGAGACGTCGGGTTGCCACCCGCCATTCCGGCCATAGCGTTCTGCGTGGCGGAAAGACCTGGGTTATTCCCGTTCATTGCCTGCGTAAGGACAGAATTACCTGCGGTGTTATTGTTGGCCGATTTCGAAATGAGGTCCGACAATCCAGAGGTCGACGGATCGCTTCCTAGGTTTAGACCGTTCATCAACTGCGAAATTGTGCTGTTCGCTTGCTGGTTCTGGCCACCATTCTGGATGATGTTGTTTGTCGCCGTGGTGGCATTGTTCAACATATTCGTCGCGTTCGGATTGCTTGCATAGGCGAGCATTTGCTGAAGCGCGGACTTCGTTGCCTCGCTTTGACTGGCAATGGTCGAGCCTTGGTAGTACTGCGGCTGGCCGTTCTCAATGGCTTTCGCATAATTCTCGTACATATCGAGAAGATGCGGTTTCGCGCCACTCCACGGTTCGACCTTAGTTTCTTGTGTCGTGCTTTTAGATCCACCACCCATTATGTGTAGCCTTATTAAACGGCGCTTCTTATTGTCGCCTGAGTTCGTATTTGTTGTAGTTCTTATCGATTTTTGTGGTGATGAAACCCAACGGTTCCAGCACCTTTTTCCAACCGTTTCGACCGTAGCCTAGGATGTTTGGATGATCGTATTTCTCAGCCAATTCGAAGAGGATTCCGAAGACCTCTTTTATCGTTTCGATTGAACCGTTCTTTTCACCGGCTGTAAGATAAACGTTGAGCCATCGAACCGAATATGGATCGGTCACATACTCGACCAAAATCGCCGCATTATCGGTTGTATGAAGGTACAGAGTTCTTGCGCCTAAACGGCGAATAATGTCTGGTTCATTGATAGCGGTTGGCGTGTTGGAAAGTGCCTGTAGAAACCACGGTCTTACGCGTTGGTACTCTACGAGGCACTCCACTGGATCATCTAATTGTCGAACGTTTTTCTTATTATTGTAGTCTTCCAAATTTAAGGTGATCCACTGATTACGTAATCAAAAAGTCTGTTGGTTCCTGCCGTATGACGTATTTCAATTTGACCGGCTGCTATCGAATGGATGAACCATTTCGTGTCAGCAGCGGCTTCATTTCTCGGAACGAGATTGAAGACGGATTCAGCAAAAACCTTAATGTTATTTACGACCGTGACAGTGCCGTCCGACAACGTGATCTGGCCGGTGTTGTCCGAAACTTGGCGAGCGATTTGATTGATCGTCATCCGAAGGTTTGTCGGGTCGTTGACGTTGGTAATTGGCATTATTCTCATCGCGCACCTGCCGGTGCAAAATCGACTTGGATCTTGGAAAACTTGTCCCAGTCGCCCGCTAGTGTGACCCTAATGCGTTGGTAGCGGCTTTGAATGCGGGTCTTCGCGTAGCCATCGACCTCGTTGATTGAGTAGGGGTCGGACCAGTTGTAAGGACGATTGTTGAGTTCGCGGGTGGCAATGGTGACGAGCGCCGTGCCGCCGTTTTCAAAGACTGGCCTTACACCGGAAATGGTAGCGCGATCTGATCTGTTGTTTTCCGACTTCCCGAGTTGATATTCGGCGGTGTCGATATAACCCTGTTTCGGAGGGCCGGTCATTGTGTAGATCCGGCCTTCGGTGTCCAAAGCCCACAGGATTGCGTTTCCGCCCGCCCAAACCGGACTATCGAATGGCTCCGGGATATTGGCGATATCGCCATAGACGGAGAGTTCTTCGATGGTGGTCGCCAACGACAAGGTCGAGAATAGGTAGGGCGCGGAAGCATCTGCAAGGCTCCAGTCGCCGGTGCGGTAATTGTATATAAGGGTCGTATCTGGAACGCCGAGAGTGCTCTTCGAAGCGAAAGTCCAATAGATGAGCGACTGCCGGGGATCGGCAACTGCGGTCATTGTACGGGCCTGCGCGGAGTCAAAAATGCTATAGAAGAAGTTGTCGACCTTACCGAGACCGATAGGCGTCAACTGGCCTTTTTGGAAACTATAGAAACCGTCATCGTCTAGGTAATAGGTGACGCCCTCGACGGTAATGACCGACTGCGGATATGCGCAGCCTTTACCATCGACAGCGGTACGAAATTCGAAAATCAAAGGTGCGTTGACGTATGTCATACGAACGATGGCGTCCTTGCAAAGCAGCCAAACGTCTTCGTCTGAAATGATGCCATTGATTGCACCGACGTCTTGAAGATCCTGAAAATCTGCTTGGCCTGCCTGCGAAAAAGCCCAGTCGTAAGGATTCTCTAATGCGCTCCAGCGAATGCGGTTTGGAACGCCACCGTCGAAGTTATCAAAGGTGTTGGCTAGAAGAACGAAACCGCGATGCTCGGCAATATGCTTGCCATTCACCAATGTGGTGAGGTCTTCGAATTTCGTACCGCCATCCATATTGAAGATTTGCGGATGGTCAGAAAAGTTGGTCGCGATTATGCTTTGACCGTATTCAACGTAACGCCAGTTTTCGCCGGAAGCAGTGCTATAGGGCGCGCTGGTTCTGGATACGTCGAACCAATCTCGATTGAGGCCACCGAACTTATGGAGTTTGTTGGCCGTGCCGACGAACGTGTGAGAGTTGCCGATGCTATCAAGGCCGGTCGTAGCGCCACGCGGCAAGGATGTTAGCGAGGTATCCGCCCACAACACTGCGGAGCGCACAGGCGTGTAGGTAACTTGGCCCTGACCATTTCCGATTCCAGGCACCACGTTCTTGAGCGCGGTAAGACCGGGATTTTCGAGGTCGGCTCGGTCGGGTGTCCAAGAAGTGAGCGGGATATCGATTACCAACGCGCACCTCCGAAGACGATGGGATTGGCAATCTTGCTGGCGCGCTTTTCATCTGCGTCGAGCATTGCAAGGGCTTCGGCAAAGGACTGCTTCTCAAGCGCTTCGGCTTGGTCGTCCTTTACCCAACGATAGAAGCGGGCAAGCACCGAATGGAGGTAAACTGCCGGGAAGTAAGTCAGAAGCCAATTGGTGGGCGCTGTGGCGGTAAGGGAAGGGACACGCGACCAATAGGTAATCTCTGCCGCCACTACCGGTATATCAGCCACAACTCGGACTTCACTGCCTATATGGCGATAACCAATCTCCGAGGCTTCCAACGAACCGCCAGCATTGCCAAGCGGCTTGGCTACCTGACCATCAATTTTGATTGTGCGGGCTTCTAGGAAGTCGGCAGGAAGCGCTACGACGCCATCTACGATAGGAGTCGTTACGGTTTTGACGGCGCGATAATGCTTGATCAATGAACCGAAGTCACTCTCGGCCAAACGGACGAAAGTATCGAACGGTGCATCTTGCCGAAGCGTGTAATCTTTAACGGCTTCGATTAGTTCGGCGTATGTCCCAAGGGCCATTTTAGACCCTCAGCGAATTCGTGCGGAGATACTGGTAATCGGAGTCGTTGAGGCGTCTTGCTAGAGCCGTCTCATCATCGAGGATACCTTCGGCTTCCCATTCGAAGTGCATCTGCTTGGGAATGGAGGCAACACGCACCATATCGCCAAGTGCGGAGGTACGGGAAAACTCATTCTGTGCGCGCTTGTTATCGTCAAGAATTGCGTCAACATATCTGGTGCGCTCAATGTAGATCTTGTCGTCTTGGCGCGTCCAAATTTCGCGATAGGTGGCAGTCTGTTCTACGACAATCGATTGCCCATTATGCGCAATGACGTCGTCCATCAAAATTTCATTAGTCATCAAAAATCGCCTGATTATTATTTTTATTTTGGCGTAGGAGAAGGCGGCTTTTGCGCCGCCTTCTTTAGTTCATATTACGGGATAAGATCGGCAATCTTGCCGTTACCGGACTCGTTCTTGGACTCGAGCGTACCTTCTGTGGTGAGGAGGTACTTCGTGCTGTCGCCGGTCCTTCCAAGTTCTTCCTTGGTGAACTTACGGAGCGTCGCGTATGCCCAAAGGGACGGGTCGAAAGCGATAACGGTCGTGCTGGATATTTCGCGAACCGGCATAACCTTCACGATGCCATACTGCGAATCGAAATAGTCAACGGCGTCGCTGATTGTCTTTTCGTTTGCTGGCATAGTGATCTGCTGGCCACCGGAATTGCGGATAGCGCGGATCTTAGCAACCATCGAACTGGAGCCGATGAGGGTAAGTTTGCGGCTACCAGACTTTTGCCAGATGGCGTCGAACAAGTTCTGAATCAAAGGCATAGTGAGCGCGCGAGCGGTACCAGCCGTAGGTGCGTTGACAAGGCCGTTCACAAAGCCAGTCGAAGCGCCGTTAGTACCGTGGAGCGCGTTCGTGGAAATCCACGCCTCCATACCACCTGTCTTGCGGATGTTACCAGCCTGCGATGCATTCGAAGAAACAATGGTGGCTTCTTGGTCCATCTTGAGAACCTTACCGGCGTCGATCAACTGGCGGGAAAGTTCGTCATTCGTACCAGCCGAATTTACGGAACGCTGAGTATTCGAAACGGCGACAGTTTCAGAATAGATCTGAGTGAAGTTACCAACGCGCTTCGGTCCCTTAAGCGATGAATCGCCTGCTTCGGCACCTTCGGCCTGAGCGTTGTTCTTGTTTGCCTGACGAAGTTCGGAAACGAGGTTTTCGTGGTAAGTGGCGGTAGCCTTCGTCTTACCGATAGCCGAAAGGACCGGGGTATCTTCCGGGGTTACGTTGGAGATTACGTCCGCAAGGGATTCGCGGTTATGCTTTACGTCGATTGTCTTTAGTACGGGCATTTAATTTGCCTTCTCTTTCTTGTTTGTTGATGTTGGTTAGATGTTTCGGCTTAGGACAGACACCGCCTCTTCATAGGAGAGTGGTCGATTGATCCGACCGTTGTCACCATATGGAGACTTGCCTGCGCCCTTTGGCTTAACCGGAGCCACGGTTGGTACCGACTGGATGCGCTCTTTTGCCTTCGCCGCCTTCGCTTCGCCGTTCTTGTATTTGAAGGCTTGGTAGACGATTGAAAGCATTCGGGAGTCGCAAACTTCCTGAATTTCCTTATGGGAGAAGCCTTCGTCCGCGAGCATCTTCGACATTTCTTGGAAGAGTGGCTGCGCGACTTCTGGCTTGGCAAATTCAGAATATCGTGCGGTAAACTCGTCGCGGGCCTTCACTTGTGCAGCGTGAAAGTTTTCTTTCGCTTGCGCTTCGTTAGCGGCCTGGAGTTGCTTTTCAAACGCAAGGATCTGCTGAATCTTAGCCTGACGGGCGTCCCATTCTTCGCGCTTATCAGCGTAGCCGATGGGGTCCGACTCCTTAAGTTCATTCCAGTTCGGTTGGTTGAGGCCGAGGTCGGCCATCAGGGCAACACCGATATTCTGAAGGACTTCGGTCTGCATAAGGTGACGCGCCTGAGCGGATTGCTCATTTACGACTTGTCTTTCTGCGGCCAAAGCCTGCGTCTTACGGGTATAGTCCTGTGTGCGAAGATATCCGTTTCGAACTTCTGCAAGCGTTAGATCCTGATCACCAATTCGGATAATCGTGTCGTCGCTTAGTACAGGCGTCTCCGCAGTATCTTCATTTTCGCTTTCACTAGGTTCAGCATCGGATTCGTTGTCTTCGGAGTCCACAAGGGTTTGTTCTTCAGAAAATTCTTCATCGGCTGTAACTTCGGTTTGAGCGTCGTCTACTTCTTCAACATCAACATCGGTTGTCTCGTCTCCGAGATCCAAGATAGAAGAAAGTCTTTCGGTTGCTTCCGCTTCCGTATAACCAGTTCCCTGATCGGGATTATTGGTCTCAAAATCCATAGGTAATAGTCCTAAAAAGTGATTATTATTTTTATTTATCTTGACGCGTTAGGCGCGGCTTAGTTTGTCAATTTCTAACTTCGCGTCGCTCTTATATTTGTTGAGTTTTTTTATCAGAAGATCGACGGCATAGGAGACTTGGTGGATCTGTTCGCGTTCGTCTTTTTGATCCATTCTTGTTCTGCGAAACTGTTCAAAAATGTCGTCGTTAATCGCGGCAATGAGGTCTTTAAAATCTTCGTTTTCAATCAATCTGGATGCGCGTTCTCCACGCGCGATAATGTCGTTTGGTGTCATTACATATTCCCCGGTGGTGTCTGCATTGGCGGCTGCATTTGCTGCTGCATCATCTGCATTTCCTGCTGACGACGTGCCGCTTCTTGTTCGCGTCTTTGGTTGGTCGCTTCTTGGTTAGCGATAGCCCATTCAATGTCATTACGAGCGCGCTCCTGTTCGAACTGAATACGGGCGATATCGACGTCGGCTGCGAACTTCGCGGTGATCTCGGCCTTCTTGAGTTCAAGGTCTTGCGCCATACGGTCGCGCTCAAGGTCATTCTCGGCGCGAAGTTTCCACGCTTCGAATTCGCGTTCAGCCGCGTCCGTCTGACTACGCAGTTCGGCTTTGACCTTTTCGATTTCGACAATCCCCGCGTTCGGATCTGGAGCGGGTGGAGGAGGCGGAATTTGCTCCGGTGAGGTAAAGTAGGAGGCCGCGTTTTGAATGCCGCTGTTCTCGGCAATCTCTACAAGCGTCTTATGGATGTTCGCCGGGGTTGCCGCGCTACCGAGGGCCTGCTGCTGAAGCGCTAGCAAGGTCTGAAGGGTTGCGGCCTTGTAATCCTTGTCCATCAACCCGAACGAAATGTTCGTAGTGACATCCATATCGGTGTCCCACTCATCGACTTGGAAAGGCGTGTAGCCATCCGTCAAACGTTGGATGTAGCGCTGAGCCAGGTCGGGCTTCTGAACGCAAAGGTCGATGATTATCTTGCAGAGGTAGCGATAGCCGGTATCTGCGAAATGGCGGCAGACCTGTTCGATAAGGATCTGTTGCGCGTTGGTACGCTGCTTGGCTGCGGTTGCGGTAACGTCGCTAAGGTCGGAAGCATCAATCGATACCATCTGCCCACCGACGCCGGTCACAAGGTCAAGGCGATTGGTAATCTGTTCGATAACCGGCAATGCCGTGGCACCGGAGAATGGCGGGGTGGTGTAGGAGATTCCCGCTGTGGGATCTTCCGAACGGATTACCGCGCCGGGATGAAGGTTTAGAACGTCATCGACTTCGGTAACTTCCGGGTTGACCACCTTGATCGGGTCGACCGAGTAATGGAGATTATCGAGAACGGCGCGGAAGATCTTCGTAATGAGTTCCTGCTCGGAGCCGGTGCGATCACCGATACCTTGGCCGAAAAGGGTATTAGGAAGCGGGAAGGGACATAGCGCCGCATAAGGATAGTAGTTGGTGACTTCCTCGTAGTTGAGGACGATTGGCGAATTCTCAATATCGCCTGCTACCGTAAAGCGGTAATGGCGCGGGGTGTCGTCATCGATTGCCATTTCGGAGCATACTTCAAAGACTTCGACCTTGTTTCCGGCATCCGAAATCCCGGTGCTATAATCGGTCTTCGCGGCGCGCTCCTGCGCAACACCGTCGTTCTTGTCGCTTGCGGTCTGGATGCGCGCTACAAGCGCCTTGTCGTGGCCTTGGCGTATAAGTTCCTGCCTCGTCATATACGTCCGGTGGCCTTGCACCGAGGCAGAGATGCCGCCTGTCTGCGGGTCGAAATCGGCGTCCTTCGAGATAATGAAGTCTTCGACGGCGACGGTTGTGAACTTGAACCGGGGGAGGCGCTTTATACGGCGAATTGTGATGTCGCGAACGGTTGGCAATAGTCCTGCAATCATCGCAGGATTGATGGATTGGCCGAGGGCCTGTGATGCCTGCGCGGCAAGACCGGGGGGAATTGTAGCCTGATAATCTTCCGTTCTTTCAATGAACTTGAGTTTGCCTGCCTTCTCATCCTCGGTAAGTTGCACGAGGGCTTCGTCCGTTACCGCCTTCAAGGTGATCGGAATGCTCTCGGTTACTTCCTCTTCGAACGCCACGTTTACGATCCCAAGGCCGTACAGCGCTGCGTTCTGGATCCAAGGCGTAATAAGAGCAATGTGGCTGTTGCGTTCGCGAAGAACGTGATTGACTGTTCGGTCCTGCTGAAGCGCTAACGCCTTATCTTGGTCGCTACCGGTAAGCGGGGTAAATGAAACAATCGACTTCTGTCCGTCGAGGACGCGGATGATCGACGCCGAAAACCAGTCAACGCGTTCCTGCGTGATTGGCGCAATGTACTTTGAAAGCCCCTTGATCTTGTCGTCACCCTTCAAAGGATGTGCAAGATAGTGCTTGATATTGGTCTCGTACTGCGACGCTAGAACGGAATTATTGAAGTCTACGCATTTCGAAATTTCGGATGCAATGCGCTTGGAAAGTTCGTCGTTATGGACGATATTCTTCTTATTATTTTTCATCAGGAAGATCGCTAAATTACTGGATGAAAGTATTTAGCGAACGTCATTCATACCGAGCCAAATTGGTGTACACGATAGGCTTTTTAAAGCCATACTTGCTCGTGTAACGTGTTGCGGAGACCGCAAATGTTAGACACAAAGCATCGGCCAAATCGGGCGACTTTCCTTGCATACGTTTCTTGATTGATTTCTTGTCTTCGACCTTGATCCGGCCGTTATCTGTATCGTAGGTCGGTGTGGTCAGTTCGGAGATAAGTTCTGCGATATTTGGAATTCGGCAGTTCTCGGTAGCGAACCATTCGCGGCACTCCCACCACAATTGGTCGCGAAGACGATTGTACTTCTCCGGGCTGCGTGTCGGTCTATTGGAAACCTTGATTTCCTTCACCGGCAGACCAAATTCTTTGAGCGTTGAATAGCAGCCGAAACCCACACCGATGGCGTCCACTGCGATGACCGAGGGACGTTCGGCTTTAGGGGTTGCTTGGTAGAGGTCTCGGACCTTGTAGGCTAACTGAACCGAGTCTAGGCCATTGAAGGTTTTGACATCGGTGCAATATCGGTCGTTACGGATTGCAAGGACGGAGCGGTCACTCTCAGAACCATCACCCGCAGGGTCCACTCCCCAAATAAAGGGTGAGTTCGGATTGATAACGACGTCGGTGTCTTGCGCCGCTAAATCGACAAGGCTCCGAGGAATCATTCCATCAGCGTTGGACTCAGGGAATTCTCCGAGAACCATAATCTTGTAAAGGCGGGACTCGGTACCACCGAACTCCGCTATCTTTTCTTGATGACGTTCTTCCGTAAATGAAGGGTTGTCGAAGGCGCGACCGTGTACCTGCTTCCAAAGCGGGCTAATTTTGTCGTCGTTGAAAGTTCTCCAAAAATAGCCGTCTGTTCTTGCGGGGTTCGATATCAAGCATAGTTTGGGGTTCGGGTCATCGAGGATGCCCTGAAGCATATCAAAGGCTTCGTCGCCAACGTTCGATGCTTCGTCCACAAAGCAGAAATTATTCGTTTTATGGATACCGCGAAGAACGGCTGGATTGTCCCTCGGCGCAAGACGATAGCCTGCAAAGCAATCGTTTGGGGAGGAAAGGCGCGAGGCGCGGGTGGCCGTGATTTCATACGCGCCTTTGAAGGCCGGATGCATACGGTCATAGAGGGAGCGGAGTTCTTTCCAGACGCCGTTCGTAACCTGATCTTCGGAAGGGCCGACAATCGTGACCTGGACTTGGTCGTAGCAAATCAATGACCACCAAACGAGGATGGCCAAGACGTGGGTTTTACCGAAGCCGGTACCGCCGCGAAACGTAATGCGCTTGTTATCGCGAAAAGCATTTGCGAATTCTATCTGGATGGGTCGGAGCCTTGAACTAAAGACATCTTCTGAAAAGATGTCGATGTTTTCCCGATAGGCGTCGATAAGTTGTTTGAGTTCAGCCTCGGCTATCCTCGGATTGGTCGCGTCGTTCATCGTTATTGTTCTTGTTATTATTTGATGAAATAGCGTCGATTACCCCCACGATTGTTGGCGTGGTGGGTATGACGGGATTTTGCGCATAGCGGGCGGCGATACGCATAAGGCTTTCAGCGAAGTAGACGCCGAGAAGGCCGATCAAAAACGCGACGGAGTTGGCCGACGCGGCATTACCAATCTCAAGGTAATTAGTGACTGCGGGGGTCGCATAACCGGCTGTTAAAGCGCCTGAGATGCCGCCGACGACGGCTTCCCAAAAGTTATTCGTTCGGGCAGTGATGGCTCTAACAATGCCGCCTGCTGCACCGGCAAAGAAGTGGCTGCTCAGAGCCGCCGCTAGATATTCGAAGAAATTCATTAAAGTATGTCTTTGCTTTTATTATTATTTTGGACATACAGTTATTTAGGTAACGGTCACTCTTTGCCGTCATCCGGGGTGATATCGATCATATCCTGCTCGGCATTTCGCCTGCTATTCACTCGCTGAAGAAGATCAGAAACGCCGAGATTATGTTCGACGTTGATTTGCTTTGGTGCCTTAGCGACAAATGGAGCAATAAACGCTTTCGCTGCGTCCAATCGAACCGACTCTTTCTCGGCATTTTGCATCAAATGAAGAATGGTCTGCACCGCTTCTTCGGCGTTCTGGCTCATCAATCCTTTGACGTAATCAGAGATCTGAACTTCCTTCTTTCGGCCTGCATCCGGGTGTCGTTGCATACCCTTTTTGAAGCCTTGCTCCTTAAGCCTTGCGATATTTTCGGGGGACTTTCTGCCATCCACTTTCTGTTCGTTAGCCAACGATGCGCCCTCCCATTTGCGCAAAAAACATTTGACCATCTTTCGGTTTTGAGAATGTTAGATTGATATGAATCGGATCAGACGTAATCGCTTCGAATAGGCAGTCGCCAATTGATGAAACGATGTTGTCAACGATCCACGAACGGTACTTTAGTTCCAACCATTCCACGATGGCTTCATCACGCGGGATGTGCGGTTTCGAAACGATGTAGTTTTGCATTTCACCGCTTTGAAGACGGTAAGATGGTTCGTATCTGATTTTCATTTTCTGCTGACATTCTCATTGATCTAACTTTATTTAGTAGTTAGTCGACATTTATCGGTTCAAAACAAAGGAGCATAAAATGGCGAAGATTAACGAAAACGAATTGTTTGCATTGTTTGAAGCCGCTGGTGTTGACAAACCAACACGAGCAGGCGCGCAGGCGAAAGATCCAGTTGCGAAGTTCTTGGACAATCTTCGCGCACAACGTTCCGCCTTCGATAAGGTTGATGGTCGCGGTGGAAACGTCGAAGCAAAGCGCGGTGATTGGGTCCGTAGAACTCCGGTGGGTTACACCGTAAAGATTGGTTCTTCGCCTTTGACGATCAAAGGTAAAACACTGTTCGAAGTTGAAACGAAAAAGGATGCAATTGCTCTTCTCGATGCAGCGGAGAAGTTGATCCAGATTAATGAAGACTTGCAGCGCCAGATTACGGATCGCGCTAAAGAGCGTTCTGAGAAGTTGAAAGCCGCTCGTAAAAAGTAATCAGACCATCCACGCAAAAAGGCTTCGGAGGTTGCAGTCCGAAGCCTTTTTATCTGTGTGAGCAGATTGAATGCGTCATTGCATTCTGAGGGTATTTAGGCGGTCCCGGAACTTCTCCGCCTGCGCCACGGTCGGTTCGAAAAGTTGATGTAGTTTGCCGTTCGGCATCATCGCATCGAGATCACGGCGAACCGCAGCCGCTAGTTCCTCCCCGGATAGGTTAGGGTAGTCATCCACTAGGAATTGCGTCAGATAGGCTTCGTCGCATACGTACGTGCCTTTCCTTTTGATGAATTCGATGCGAGCGCGGAAGCGTTCGGGCTTTACCTGAAGAATGGTCGCGATGCGCCGAACCTGCGGATCGAAGGGGTTCGGTTGATAGCGGAAGAAGACCTCGGTCCACCAATTGCAACTCTTGCCAAGTGTCTTCAGGTTGGCCGTAATCTCTTCTTCAAGCATAAAAAAAATCCTCTCAGGGGTATGAGAGGATTTTATCAAAGCAGCAATGATTTCAGCAATTTAAAAGAAGGTCTGGAATAACCACCAGCCAACCAATGCGGGCGCTACAATTTTGAGCAAGATCTTGCGGAATACCCGTTCCGCAATCTGGTCGTACTCTTCGAACTTACGCAAACGGGCTAAGTCTTTGTCGAATTGCAGGTTAGCGGATGCTGCGTCTTGGTAATCCTTCTCCGTCATAGCGGTCATTCTTCTTCTCCCTAAAATTGATTGATTCACCGTTTGCGTCTTTTGCGAGCAGAGTCAAGCGGACATATGCTTTCGCTTATATTCCCTTGCCTTGCTTATCTTGTTCGGTAGGTCGCGAAGGCGCGCCTCGGTTTCCGAGCGAACGCTTGCGGCTCTGGTATGCGCCGAGGACTGAACGAAGTACGTGATTTCTCCATCGCTAAGGTTGGTGCGGTTCACGAGCCTGCTTACCAACCGGAAGAAAGCCTTATCGCCGGTTCCCTTCGGTGCGTTCTGGTAGGTGGCCAGTTCCTCGTTCAAGACGGCATTAACGCGATTGTCATTCATTTCTTGCTTTGGAAGGCTCGCGAAATGCGCTGCAAGGCGTTTCTGCTCCCATTCCGCGTCCACCTGTTCTTTGGCAATGATGCCAGCGAACTTGGCCGGTTGGAGGATGGGCTTCGAAGCGGACGCATTGACGAACACGCTATCGGCCTTCCGACCGGACGCTGCTTGGCAAGGAAGGTAATAGATGGCCTTTGGCGAAATGACGTCGGCTTTGAAGGCCGGGAAGGCTACCTGGACTTGCTTGATTACCTCTTTCGAGATCGCCTTCGCTTCTTCCAGAGGGATCGCTGCGGCCATTGGCATTACGATGCGATAGCGATGAACGCCTGTGCGGGTATCGTTGCTATGGGTTGAATAGACCACATTGGCGTAGGGCAGGGCCTTGCCAATCGCCTTCGGCGCAACCGTGGTGCCGTCTACGTCGATCATCATAAGGTTGATGGTATCGAAGCGGGTCTTATCGTCGCGCGTTCCTGAAGGCGTAATGTAGCCGTTATCTTCCTTTGTCGCGATCTGGTTCAAGGAAAGGCTTTCAAGCATCGATGCCAACTCCGGCCACGTTGCTTCCGTAATAAGCGTTTCCTTGTTCTTTGCTCCGGTAGCCGAGAAACCGAAGCGGATCGCGTCGGTGGCTTCGTGTGCCGCCACAATGGCTTGTTCCCGTTTCTTTGTTTCGCGGAATTTGTTTTTGCGTTCGGTTGCGGTCATAGCGACCGGCTTAGTTTCAAGCACAACGCCTGTTGCGATATCCTTCAATGTCGAGCCGGGAAGAACATTGTGTAGGAACTTGGCGGTGCGAAGATCCGCGACGACGATTTCAACCTTATTGCGGATCTCCGGCATACGAAGGGATGTTCGCATTACAAACTGGTAGCAGGCTTCAGCCGATTTAGCGTGAAGGATTTCTTCGGCGCTTACATCGATGGCTTGCGATAGGAACCGGATATGAGCCGGGGTATCGTTCAAGGCCGGAAGATAGCAAGCGGCATTGTAATGGCGATATTCGTTCAAGCCCTGCGCCATCGGCGGCAACTGCGTCCCGCTCTTGAAGAGGGATACGACCGACTCGGATACATCGTTATTGACCGAGAATAGGTAAGGCTTACCATCAAAGTGCTTTTCAACGGCTTGTGCAAAGACCGGAAGCGGATCGTGCTTCTCCATAAGCGATTTCGACCAGTTTTCGGTCAGGCAAAAGTTGATGGTCGCTCTGAGGCCAACTTCTTCAGAATGGCTGGTGGGTAGGTTTGCAAACGGGGATGGCTTCAGTTCAACGCCATCGTGCGTCCAAGATTTGAACAACATCGAGTTTTCGAAGTTCGCACCCATAATGGTTACGTGATTCCAGTTTTCGAAGATCGAAGCCTTCGTTAGAATGTGTGCGATGAATTGCGAACTATCGTCTCTCTTGTTGGAGAATTTGGTCCACATTTCATTCGTGCAATGAACGCTGTGATGTTTTGAATCTGCCGCCTTAAACAAATCTGAGAGTAGCAACCAGACGTCGTCTTTCTTGTTACGCTTCACATCTTCAAAGATTGCCGAAACTTCGTTGCGAACCAGACGAAGATATCCTTCGATATCCGAGGTCGATGCATTGAGATGATCAACAATCAAGTTGCGGTTTGCATCTAGATTGATGGAGTACGAAGTTTCGATGGATGGGATTTCATCGACGTAGAGGTAGGTGTTTTCCTTGTTCGCCTTTTCGAATTGCGGATTGTCGAGCAATGTTTTGTGGGTGACGAAAATCAAATCAATGGATGGATCCGCAAGGGCTGCGCGAAAGGCAGATGATGCCGAACGTGTACCATTACCGCGATAGACCGCGTGTGGATTGAAGCCGTGGGACTTGAAGCGCTCGACCGTTGCATCAATCAGAACGGTAGTAGTCTGCGCGATGACGAGCCGGGAATTCGTGGGCTGGATTCGGTTCTTGTAGAAATCGAGAAGATGTGTGGTTTTGCCCGCGCCACAAGGCGCACTAATGTAATGAATATTCAT